ACAGCCGGAACGCGCCGCGGGTTCGTTGTTCAGGTCGTTGGCTGGGGTGCGCATCGCGAACATTGGATCGTTGATCGTTACGCGCTCAAGTCAAGCGTTCGCATGGACGCAGACGGGCACCCGCTGCCGATTGATCCGGCCGGGTTCGTCGAGGATTGGGGGCGGCTCACCGAGAAGTGTATCGACAGGCGTTACCCGCTTGACGATGGCACGGGCCGCACCATGGGTATCAGGCTCACCGTCTGCGACTCGGGCGGCGAGGATGGCGTCACGAAGCGCGGCTATGACTACTGGCGCCAACTGAACCGCGATGGCAAGGGCGGCAAGTTTCGACTGGTCAAGGGCCGCGACTCCGGACCTTCGATGATCGAGGCGTTTCCAGAATCGCGCGGCAAGGCGGGCGCGACTGGTGACGTTCCGGTGCTGATGTTGAACACGGATGCGCTGAAGGATGTGCTAGCCGCCGATCTCGCGCGCACTGCGCCGGGTCCGGGCTACTGGCACATCCCGGCGTGGATGGACGCCGGCAACGTGCGCGAGCTGACGGCGGAAGTCAGGACGAATAAGGGCTGGCGCAAGGCGACGGCCAAGGCCAAGAACGAATCCGTAGACCTGTGCGTGTACGGCGAAGGCGCCTATGCACGGCTACAGGGAGACCGGATCGACTGGCGTGCGCCGCCATCGTGGGCGGCCGAATGGGATTCAAACAGCGAGGTGTCTGCTGCCGGCGCGGATGTGCCGAAGCCGATCACCCGCCGTCCGCTGCGCGCGTCGCGCAGCTCGTACATGCAAGGCTAACCATGGCAACGCTCGCAACCCTGCAAACGTGGCTGTCGGAAGCCGAGATCGCGCGCCACAAGCTGCGCACCGGATCGCTTCGCGTGTCGTTTTCCCACGGTCAGCGGTCCATGACGTTCGCGCAGGCAAACGCCGCTGAACTCGACGCCTACATCGCAGACCTGACGCAGCAAATCACCGTGGCGCAGGGCGGCTCAAGCAAACGCCGCGTGTTTCGGATCATGCAAACGGGCACGGGGTACTGATGACCGACACCACGCCAACGCCAGCGACGCCCGCCTACCAGGCGAGCGGAACTGGTCGACGCATCCGCACATGGCGACCGCCTAACAGCGGTCCGAACCATGGCGGCAGCATGGATCAGGTCGTTACCCGCGTTCGCGATCTTGTGCGGAACAACCCGTGGGCCGGCGCTGCGATTGACCGCTACGTCAGCAACTCGATTGCCACTGGCATTCAGGCCAAGGCGGTCAACGGAACGCCTGACGAAAAGGCCGCGGTCGACGCGACGCACAAGGCATGGGCGTTGCAGGCTGACGCTGACGGCGTGCTGACCTTCGAGGCGATGCAGGCGCTGGCGTCGCGTGAGTGGAAGGAAGCCGGCGAGGTATTTGTTCGCCTGCGCACTCGTCGCCCGGAAGATGGCCTAGCCGTCCCGCTACAGTTGCAGATGATCGAGTCCGAGCAATGCCCGCGCAGCTACTACGCGACGGCGAGCAACGGGAACGTGATTCGCGAGGGGATCGAGGTAAGCCCGATCGGCAAGCGCGTTGCTTACTGGATGTACGGCGCGCACCCCGGCGACACGTTCACGGGGAATATCGACGCGACGCAGCTACGGCGCATCCCGGCCGATCAGATCATTCACCTGTTCCGCCCGCTGCGCGCCGGTCAGTTGCGCGGTGTGCCGGATCTGGCCGGCGTCGCTGCCCACGCCTACAACCTGGACCGCATCAACGATTCGACAATCGAGCGCGTCAAGGTCGGCAACCTGTTCGCCGGATTCTTGAAGCGCACGAAGGGCGGCAGCGATACGGTGCTCGGTGAGACACAAGTCGACACCGACACCGACGACACCCCAATCGCCGGCCTTGAGCCGGGAACGATGGTGGAACTGCCGGATGGTGTGGAGCCGGTATTCAGTGACCCGCCGAATGCCGGCAGCGACTACCCGCAGTTCATGCGCTTCAACCTGCTGGCATTCGCCGCGCGCGTCGGCGTGCCCTACGAAGTGCTGACCGGCGATCTCGCGAACGTCAGCGATCGCGCGTTGAAGCTGATCCTGCTGGAGTTCCATCGCTTGATCGAGATGGATCTCTGGCTTTACATGATTCCGCAGTTTTGCCAGCGCATCCGTAACGCTTGGTGGGACGCGGCTGTGCTGGCTGGCGCACTGATCGCGCCGGACTACGCGGCCATCGGCATTGAAGGCCGACCGGCCACTGTTTTGGAGTTCAAGCAATGAGTTTTGTCGCCACAGCAATCGGCGTGTCTACGGCGGTCGGCGCTGGCTCGGCCATTGCGCAGTCCAATTCGGCAGCATCAACCGCGCGCCGGCAAATGCAGCAGGCGCAGTCGCAATTCGACCAGACCAGCGCGCTGAACCAGCCGTATATGTACGCCGGCAACGCTGCGCTGAACCCGCTGCTGAACCTGTACGGCATCAACGCAGGCTTGGCCACTGGCCCCGGCGGTAGCGAGCAGAATGGTGCGACCGCTGCAACGCCAGAACAACGTCAGGCCGCGCTTGACCAGTTCTATGCTTCCCCTGAATACACCATCCAGAAGCAAGCCCTTGACCAAGCCATGCAACGTCAGGCCGCTGCGCAGGGGACTCGCTATTCCCCATCGACCGCACTCGGTAGCGCAGAAATCGCGGGCCGCACGTTCGGTGACTGGCGCAATCAAATGGCATCCTTCGGCAACATGGGGCCGCAGGGCGCGAACAATCAGGCCGGCAACATCGCCACGCTGACCAATGCCAACATTGCAGGCCTTGGCGCTCAAGGTCAGGCCCGTGGCAACCTGTACGGCGCTCTCGGCCAGACGGCGCAAGACGCTATCGGGCAGGGCAGCAATTACATGCAGTACCAGAACCGCACCAGTGAACTGATGAAACTGCTGCAAGGTGGCGGTATGGGTGCATCATCCACGCCGTTCACCGGTGCGCAGCAAGGATTCACCGGCCTGTCGCCCACCATCCAGAGTTTCAACTTCTGATGCCAAGCCCATTTTACACTCCTGGCCCAGACATCTTCGGCGGCGGACTCCAAGCCCGACGCGAGGCGCAGAACGACTTTGCCAGCCGCCTCGGTCAACTGTACGCAGGCGGCAACCAGCAAGCCGGCCAGACGCTTGGCGGTATCGCGCCGGACAAACTCGACGCCATCCGGTCTGCGCTTGAGAAAATGCCGGCAACCGAGCAGGCGAAGGCAAAGCAGCGCGTTGACATGCTCAAGAAGTGGGTCTACTCCATTTCGCAGACGCAGGACGAGCCTACGCGGGCGCTGATGTGGAACCAGATGATTGCGCAGGCGCATCAGTCGGGGGCGGATATTTCCAATATCCAGCCGAATTACAGTGAGGCCGCGCTGCGTGAGGCGCAAGTTGGTATCAATTCGATTGACGAACTGATGTCGGGGGCCAAGGAAAGCCGTCTGGCTGAATCTGCCGGCGGTAACGGCACCGAGGGCGAGCGCAGGGACAAGCAACTGGCGCAGGGCGATCCATCGTCTACGGAATGGCAGACGATGTACCTGAACCGCTACATGACACCGCAGCGCGTCGGGTTCAACCCTGTCACTGGCCAAGCCATTTCCGAGTACATCCCCGCACCGTATGAGGTGGCAAAAAAGGCGTTGTCTGTTGGCCTTGGTCTTAACCAGCCAAGCAAGCAGGTTTATGATGCTTTCAACGCACGGCAGACGACTGTGGCGACGGAAGGCACTCCCGCTCCCGCCCCAGCCGCCGCAACTGCTGCGCCCGCCGTGGCCGCCGGAGAAATCACCGCGCCCGGCTCGGTCATCAACGGCACGGCCATTCCGCAGCCGGCTCCTGTAGTACCGACGACCAGCGTATCAGGCCCGCGACCTGGGATGTCCCGCGCAGAGCAGGAGCGCATTGACGCAGAAAACCGTCTCAAGGAACGCGAAGCCGCTGCCGGGACGCAGTATTCGATTGACCAGCAGAAGGCTGCCGGATTTGCCGCCCGCATGGATCAGGCTGATAAAGCGCTGTCGAATAACGAGGGGTTTGTACCAAACGAAAAGGACATCATCGCCCACAAGTATGACCTGACCCGCCGTCTTGCGTCCGACCAGTACAAACTGTATCGGCAGGCGCAGGAAAACTGGATCACGGCAAACCTTCGCCGTGAGTCTGGCGCTGTCATTGGCGTTGAGGAAATGGAGCAGGAGATCAAAAAGTATTTCCCGAGTCCGGGTGATTCCGAAGACGTTATCAAGCAGAAAGCCGAGTCCCGCCGAATTGCGCAGGAAGGCATGAAACAGTCAGCAGGCGGGGCTTACGGCCAGTTGAAGGCTACCGTTGGCAAGGGCGCTCCGAAAGATTCGGGCCACCCCGCCGACATCCAAGCCATTCTGAACAAACACCGGAGCAAATGATGGCGGACATGCAGGAAGTGTATGACGCACTCCGCGCCGCTGATGCTGCGGGTGATGCCGAGTCGGTCAACAGGCTGATTGCGTACATTGAATCCGTTGAGGCTGGCGCACCGGCCAAGGCCGCCAAACCCGCCGCACCCGTCAACGCGCCAGACGAACCGCTGACCGAGCGCGCCAAACGTGTCCTTGAGTCCGCCGCCACATCGCAGACCGCCACGGATATTGGCCGTGCCGGTGGCGTTATGGCGCGTGGCGTCATGGGTCTGCCGGCAATGGTTGCGCAAGCCGGTCAGGAAGCATGGAACCTGACCGCTCCCGCGCAGGCCAAGCTCGCCAACATGCTCGGCTACGAAAACATCACGCCGGAGAGTATCAGCGTTGCGCCGGAGAACATGGCGCTGACGAACCTGTACGGCGTTACCACGCGGGGCGGGCCGCCGCCTACGGGTAGCGCGATTGTGGAGGGCGGACTCGGGGCGCTGACTGGCGCTGGTTTTGCTCGGTCTGCGGCCAACTATGCGACGACGCCGGCACTGAAGAACCTAGCGCAGACGCTTGGCTACAACCGCGTATTGCAGGGCGTCTCCGGTATGACTGGCGCTGCCGCTGCTGAAGGTGCGCGTGAGATGGGTGCCGGCCCCGTGGGTCAGGTTGCGGCTGGCATGGCTGGCGCAATGGCTCCTGGTGCTGCCGTTGTCGGTACTCGCAATGCTATTGCCGGCGACGCTGCCGCCGTTGCTGCCCGTCAGAAACAGTTTGCGCAGGCCGGCGTATCCCCAACCGTTGGTCAGGTGACGCAGAAGCGCGGCACGCAGGGTGTCGAAAGCGTAATTGGAAAGGCTCCCGGCGGTGTCGGCAAAATGTCCGAGTTCCGAGAAGGCCAGCAGGACGACCTTGCGGCTAAAGTTGACGTACTGGCTGACCGTCTCGGCAATGTCACGTCTGCGGAAAAGGCCGGCGACATCATCGTCAAGGGCTTGACCGGAGAGGGTGGATTTGTAGACCGTTTCCAGCAGGCGCAGAAGATTGCGTACGACAAGCTGGATTCATTGATCCCGCCACAAATGCGCGTTGTCCCGCAGCAGACGCTAGACACGCTCGACTTTCTGGCCGCTCCGATACCGGGCGCGAAAGCCACAACTGGCGGGCTGGTTAACCAGAAGGTACGCAGTCTGCGTGACGACATCGTGGCCGACATTCGCAGCAATGCGCAGCCGAGCGTATCTGGCGCGCCGGGCACCGCAGGGATTCCATACGAGGCGCTTGCCTCTATCCGTTCGCGTGTCGGTGCTATGCTTGGTCAAGATGAGGCTATTTCTGGCGCTCCGCGTGCTGAATTGAAGCGTATCTATGCCGCGCTGTCGCAGGATATGAAAGCCGCAGCCGTCGCCACTGGCGACCCGAAAGCGTTGCAGGCGTTCAACCGCGCCAATGCCCTGACGAAAGCAGGCCACACACGGATTGACGACGTATTGCAGTCGGTCATTGACAAGAAACTTCCGGAGATTGTCTACCGTTCAGCCACAAACATGGCCGACATGAAACTCGGTGCGTCCAAGATTCGCACCGTGCTGAAGTCGTTGAAGCCGGAAGAGGCCGATGCCGTACGCGGGATGTTCCTGCGGCAACTCGGAAAGGCGACCGGATCAAACCAGAACGCAGCCGGAGACCAGTTCAGCAGCGAGACTTTCCTCACAAACTGGGCAAGCAAGATCAGCCCCGAGGCAAAAACAGCATTGTTTGGTCGCGGTCAAATGCGCAGCGACTTGGATGCTATCGCCAAAACCGCCGACGACATTCGTGCATCGAATAAGGCAATGGGCAACCCGTCGGGAACCGCGCAGAACGTCGCGCCGTACATGGTCGGGTCTGCCGTTGCTGGTGCCGCCGGAAGTGGTCAGTACGGGCTTGCTGCCCTGATTGCCACGCAACCGCTGATCGCCAATGCCGGCGCTCGACTGATGACGAACCAGGCATTTGTGCGCTGGCTGGCAAACGAGATCAAGACGCCGCAGGGCGCATACACGCAGGGGTCGTTGCAGGGCTTGCTTGACGTAATGAAAGATCAGCCACAATCGGTACAGGACGACGTGAAAGCGTACGTTTCCTCTGTCGAAGGACAAGGTGAATAATGTCTCGCTTCGTTAACCCGTTCCCGCAGTTCAGCCAAGTCGTCAGCGGCTACCTTCAGCCGGTCAGCGGTGGCCGTCTGTACTTCTACGTCAACGGTACAAGTGACCTTGCAGACATCTTCACCGATGCCGCCCTGACCATTCCGGCGAGCAACTACCAGCCGCTTGACGGCGAGGGCCGGATGACGCAGAACGTGTTTATCGGCACGTCGGTCTACCGTGTTCGTCTGGCTGACAGCAACAACGCGACCATTTGGGATAAGTCGAACGTAACCGTTGCTGATACGGCGGAGATTGACGGCCTGATTGCCGAACTGGAAGCCCTGATTGCCAGTGTATCGTCTGACCTGTTCAGCGAGAACTACGCGGCGAACGGCGGTATGTCGGTGGATAACCTCGACACGGCCAATACTCCCGTCACCCTTTCGACTTCGTACCAGAACACGGTCACCGGCTACGCTTCGGCCATCCTGACGAACTACTCCGCAGGCACAGCCAAGCAGTCCACTACGCAAGTTGGCGAGTCGGGCTATTCCCTTGCATACCTTGGGGTGACCTGTACGTCTGCCGGCGTTCCTGCGTTGCGCTACCGTATTGCCTCGGCTGACGCTATCAGTCTGACCGGCAAGACGCTGACCCTTTCGCTTGTGGTCAATCACAACGTCGGCGCGTCGATCAACTACACGATTGCCACCTACGTTGCCAACGCCAAGGACAACTTTGCGGCTGTGACGGCTACGGGATTGACCAGCACTACCGTTGTCCCGACCGGCACCGACACCACCATTTCCCTGACCTCGGCTTTCGGTGACGTAACCAACGGTCTGGAAGTGATCGTATCGTGCGCCCCGAACCAGTCAATCACGACCAAGAACTTCTACTGGTCGGACGTACAGTGCAACATTAGCGGGGTTCTGCTGCCGTTCCGTCCGCCGGTCTATCGTGGCGAGCAGTATCGCGCCATCGACCCGTCTACCCTTGCGACTGATGCGGAAGTGACGGCGGCGATTACGGCTGCGCAAAAGGTGCGCCAAGTGGTCAAGTCCGTCAGCACCACGGCGGCACAGTACAGCACCTACATCCCCATCGATGGGACGATCCCGCAGAACACGGAAGGCACGGAAGTCGTGACGGTTACGATCACCCCGACCGCTGCCGACTCGGTGCTTGAGATTGACGCCGTAGCCTTCTGCGCTTCGCAGTCTGGCGAGATTGTCGTCGGGGCGCTGTTCGTTGACTCGACCGCTGACGCGCTTGACGCCTGCGGTGCGTTCACATCGTCCATCGGCTGCCAGCCTGTCCCGCTCCGTTACTACGTTGTGGCAGGCAGCACGACGGCCAGAACATACAAGTTCCGCGTCGGGACGTACTTCAGCGGGCGGGACTGGTTCCTGAACCGCGACCTGACCTACGCGAACGTGTTCGGGTCTGGTAAAGTCACGTCAAGCATGATCGTGCGGGAATACGCGCCGTGACCATTTCACCACTTTCCGGTATCAGCAGTCCAAACGGCATCACCGGCACGCTCACGGGCATTTCCAACGCTGGCGGTCTTTCGTCGCAGGCCGGCGGAGCGCCTGTTGCTGCTGGATACCCCCTGAACGACGACGGCACACTCGCCGCATCGCTCGGCTTCGGATGGCTTGAGACTGACGCGACCGCGTACAACAACGCCGACTACACGTACACGGGTGCGGCGACTGGTGATGCGGTGATTGGCCTGCCGACCACCGCCAACTGGCTCGCATCGCAGGCCATCGTTGTCGATACCGGCACGATCCTCGCTTGTGAGGCTGTGATCAATTCCGCGTCATCTGCGCAGTTCGCAAACTTCGGCCTCGCTGCCGCCGTATCATCTGGCGGGACACCATCAGGCGTTGCGGTAGTCAATTCTGTAGCCAACAACGGTTCTCCGCAGTGGATCGTATCGGGCACGGGCGGGACTCGCGCACGTTCTGGTGCTACATCTGGTTACCGCGTCGGCATCGAGCTGAACGGCAACGACGGCACGATCACGATGCGTTCGTCTGACGGGTCGGCGCTGTGTTCCACGACCTTCACCCCTGGCGTTGCGTTCACCTTCTACCTGTTCGCCACTGACGCAGGCAACCCGGCTGCCGGCCAGACCGCGAGCATTACCCTTGTCCCGGTCGGTGCCGACATGCAACTCGGCTATACCACTGGTGCGACCGACTTCAACGGCGATCCGTGTCCGCAGGGTTATGCGCAGTGGAACCGCTACGACGCAGAAGCCACGATCACGGTATCCAGCGACAATCTGACGGCGACTACCGCGTCCGGCTGGGTTGGTCTGCGCAGCAACGTCGGGTGTGTAACCGGCGATTACTACGTCGAAATGACATCGAATGCCGATAACTCCAGCACTTACGGGGAGTTCGGCATTGGCACGTCTGCGGCATCTCTGGCGACCTACATCGGGCAGTCGGGTGACTCCGCTGGCGCAATGACGCACGGTTTCGCTTCGTACATCTACCTGACCGACTTCATGGTGACGCTGGCCGCCGGTCAGACCTGCGGCCTTGAGATTCGCCGCAGCACCGATGAGCTGATCGTGCGCTTCCAGAACAGCGTCGTGTGGACGTTCGACATCTCGGCCCTCAACGGCGACGAATTGTTCCTGATGGCGTCCATGGTCGGCGCGTCGGTCACTCTGAACGCCGGCCAGTCGGCCTTCGTCTACTCCGTCCCGTCAGGTTGCACAGCAGGGTTGCCAGCATGAAGCAGACAGTATTTTTCCAGCGGTCGGGGCCAGGAGTCCCGTTCAACATTCCCGCCGGCCAGTATCAGGCTGAACTTGCTGGCGAGTTTGTTGGCTCGTTCACGCTTGAGCAATTCGTCGCTGGTCGCTGGGAAATCCTGAAAGACCGCACGGCTCCCGATGTCGTCAACGGCACGGTAAACGCTCCGGCCCTGCTGCTGTGGCGCTGCCATTCCATCGACGGCGAGGCGTCTGCCTCCATCGAGGGAGCCTGACGATGAGTGCAGCGGAACAGGAAGCAATCTGGGAGCGCCTTGAGAAGCACGGCGACCTGATCAACGGTATGCGCGTAGACCATGCGCAGTTGTCCGCAGACGTTAAGAACCTGACCAGCCTAGTGCGTGCGCGGGCTAACAAGGCCGAGGAACAGCACAAGGAAATCATCGCCAGTATCACGGCCCTGACCGCTGCCGAGAACGAGCGCGGCGGCATGGCGAAACTCGGCAGGGGCGCTGCAATGGTCATCGGTGCGATTGCTGCGGCTGCCGGCGTGATTGTCGCTGCGATGCACTGGAAGGGGTCGCCGTGATCAACTCCCGCGCCATCAACGACCTAGACCCTCGCGTTGCCGCCAAATGCTTGGCACTACAGGACGCCTGCCGCGATGCCGGCATAGACCTGATCGTCACATCCACCTATCGTGACTTCGCGTCACAGGACGCAATCTACGCGCAGGGGCGGACGGCACCCGGGAAGATCGTTACCAAGGCCCGGGCTGGCCAGTCGTGGCACAACTACCGGCTGGCCTTCGACGTTGTTCCGGTAGTGAACGGTAAGGCTGTCTGGAACGATTCTGCACTGTGGGCCACCATCGGTAGGCTTGGCGTGGCAGTCGGTTTAGAATGGGCTGGCAACTGGAAAACCTTTAAGGAAATGCCGCACTTCCAATGGACGGGCGGACTCACTCTAAAAGACCTGCAAGCGGGGAAAAGGCCATGAAACTCGCAGACAACATTGGCAAGGCGTGGAGCGTGTGGCTCCTTTCCGCAGCGACCGCGCTGGCTGGCCTTGAGCCGTTCTTCCCAGCGCTGAAAGAGGCATTGCCGCCGAACTGGTACGCCGTTGCGCTGCCGGTCATTCTTGTGGCTCGCGTCATCAAGCAGGCATCCCATGAACATGAAACCCTCTGACCGCTGGGCGGCCCTGCTGCTGTTCCTGCTCTATACCGGCTTCGTGTTTTTCTGCGGTGTCGGAACGGGCGGTGTCTCATGCGCCGCTTCAGTTTTCTGAACAACGTGTGGTTCTACGTCACAGCGTTCGCCATGCTGATCCTGTTCATTGTCGGCCTGTTCGTTCTGGCCGGCATGTGGCTTGTTGGCCGCTTGAGTCCTGACGATGAACCGTGACGCATATCTGGCGATTGCCTGCGGGCTGCTGGGGCTGGCGCTGGGGTATGCCATATGGGGCACGACTGATCGGGTGATCATCGAAACGCCCGCGCCGTCTGTGACGTGGCAGGACGGCAGCGTGACGGCGGCCCGCGTCGTCGATACCAAGCCCAAGTTGCCCGCACCGTCGAAGCCGAAAGGCGGCAAGACGATCCGAACCGTAGAGGTGACGGTTCAGCCAGTAGTCAAGGAACCCTTGACACCTGCGTTCCCGGTTCCGGAACAAGGAACAAAAAACACACAAGACTGCCTGCCTGTCAACCTGCGGATTGACCTCGACCAGTACAAGGACGGCATCCGCGCCTCGGTAATTGCCGAGAATGGCTCGGTAGTTGACGCCGCCGACTATCCAATTTCCCCGCTCATCCAGCCGATACGCTTCAAGTGGGCAATCGGCATAGACGGTCACGCGCTTGCGATAGACCGCGACCTTGGCCGCGCCCGTGTTGGCGTGTCGATTGGCGACGGCGAGGTCAGGTATCGGGCGCTGGTGCGGTTCTGATACGTTCGTCCGGCGTCCGTTGACTTTCCTGCCGTTTGTAGGTACTTGCACTGACAGTCCAATAAAAAGGGGTCGGTTATGGATGCGTCGTATCTTGAGTTCTGTATATCTGATCGGCAGCGGCAGGTAGTCAATGAATGGGTGAGGGTCGGCTCCAACATCAGGTGCGCGCAAGCCCTCGGCGTCAACATCCGCACACTTGAAAAGACGCTTGCCAGAATCAGGCTGCAAGCGGCGCAAAGGGGATACAGTCCCGCGCACGGCATGACCCATCCAACCCCGCCTACACATTACCTGAAGGGAACCAGCACCTACTACAACCGCGACGGCGTACAGTCCGGCCAATGGGTCAAGACTGACCGCGTTGCTGAGTCGATAGGCGAGCAAATCCGCGCCGTTGTCGATGGGCTGAAAGACGAAATACCCCGCGCCGCCAAGGTGCAAAAACCCGACAAACACGGCAACGCCGACCTGCATAACGCCTACATCATCACCGACTACCACCTCGGCATGTTGGCATGGGGTGAGGAGTGCGGAGAGGATTGGGACTTGGCCAAGGCCGAGGAACTTCTGTACAAATGGTTTGAGGCCGCAATCGTGGCCGCTCCACGGGCAGCCAGCGCGACGTTTGCGCAGCTCGGTGACTTTATCCATTGGGATGGTCTGGATGCAGTCACGCCGGCAAGCAAGCACATCCTTGATGCCGACACCAGGTTCCCCAAGGTAGTCCGCGCTGCCATCCGACTGATCCGTCGAATCATTGCCCTCTTGCTGACCCGCCATGACTCGCTGAACGTCATCATGGCCGACGCTAACCACGATCCCGCGTCAGGCGTCTGGATGCGCGAAATGCTGGCCGAGTTCTACTCGGACGAATCGCGGGTGACGGTCGATAACTCCCCCGACAGTTACTACGCGGTGCGGTTCGGTGACGTGCTGATGATGTATCACCACGGGCACAAGCGAAACGTCAGCAACGTGGACAGCGTAATGGTCGCCAAGTTCCGCGAAGACTACGGTCAGACCAAGTACCACTACTGCCACACGGGGCACCTGCACCACGATAAGGTTAGGGAGTCCAACCTGATGCACATCGAACAGCACGAAACACTATCGGCAAAGGACGCCTACGCCAGCCGGCACGGGTTTATGTCGCACCGTTCGGCCAAGGTCATCACCTGTCATGCCCGTTTTGGCGAAGTTTCCCGCGTGACAATCCGACCGGAGATGCTCAAGTGAACGACCAAGTAAACCACCCGTCGCACTACACATCAGGCGCAATCGAGTGCATCGACGCCATCGAATCGGCCACCGCCAACTTGACCGGAACGGAAGCCTACTGCACCGGCAACGCCATCAAGTACCTGTGGCGCTGGAAGCAGAAAGGCGGCAAGCAAGACCTTGCCAAAGCCCGCTGGTACATCGAGAGGATGCTGGCCGATGGACAAGCCAAGTGACAAGAAACTCGGCAGGATTGGCATAGCCAGCCAGACGGAGAAACTGGCCGACCCGCTGCGGGAAATGCTTGTCGATAAACTGCTGCACATGCTGGCAGAGGTACGAGCTGGTCGTATGGTTGGCCTGTTCGGGGTTGCCGTGCTCGAGGACGACAACGAACACGGCATAGAGATCATTGAGGAAGGCTACACGCTGGTCGAGGCTGACGTGATCCTGGGTCTTGAGTACACGGCGCGTGACCTTCGTGAGTCGTGGGAGGCCGAGAGGATCCACGGGATAGACCCTGCTGCGGACTGACGTGTATAGAAAAACGCCATTTCCTATACACAAAAAGACGCCCCATCGACCGGGAGGAAGTGGGGCGTTGAGGGCCGCTTGTGGCGGCTTGGAGCATTAAAACACCGGATGAAAGTGTGGCCCGCTAGGTACTCCCGGCGAACACGCAAACATCGTTGCGCTTAAGCAGCCAGCACAGCACCTCCATAGCCTGCTCGGAGTTGTTGGCGGGGTCGAAGATGTTGGCCATCTCGCACTTGTTGTCGACCCATATCCGGCCTGCGCCATCCATGAATGCGGACGGGTCGTAAGCCCGCGCCAGTTTCAGCATCGCGTCTTGGTCGGTCATGGTACCTCCTGTGCGAATAGGTCTGGCGTTCTGTTTTCTGGACGAATCCATGCGCTCAACATTTTTGCTGATGTTTCACGGTCAACTAGCCGGACAATGCCGCCACGCTTTTCCCATGAGTCAAAAGTCTTCGCATCCGACACCCTGCGCGAGTCGTCAGGAACAAGGGCTGCAAACGCTGTGCCCGGCAAGTTCGGGTCTTCTGCAACCCATATCATGTCGGTCATTTCTCCCCCTTGCCGGACTCGGCTTTCTGCTTGTACGGGACTACGTTTTCCAGTTCGCGTTTGACGCCTCCTGCCTCGCGGAACTCTCGCCACATGAGCGTGTGTCCGGGGCAGTAGTGCATGTTCGGCGCAACCTCAAATGAATGCGCGTGACACAGCGGCATGTCGCACGTCTTTCCGCCACTCACCGGAAAATCGCACAGGTTTTCGCTTACGTCGCCGCAGTTGGCATCACCGCAGTGCGGGCCAAGGTCGCCGCACAGGAACGCATGGCCGCCGTCTTTGAGGTGAATCCTGTAGCAGGGCATCACTCCACCCCCTTTCCGGCTGACTGCGCGGCTCTCGGGTATCCGTTGTAGGTATCATGCTTCGACATTTCGTTAATCAGGTGCTCTGTCAACGCTGCCGCAATCTCTTTAGCCGCTTCCTCACGCAAGCGCACAACCCGTTTCTCTGAAGGTGATCCGGGCAGCCACCCACCGTAAATGGCAGCGACAAGCGGGTCGTCTGCTGTTTTCATAGGCTTGAACGCTTCCACAAGTGGTTCTGCCACGACAATCGACGCGCCACCTGAAAAGTGGTTTCCATCAGCGTTAACGGTTATTCGGAGTCTCACGTTCCTTCCCCCTTCGCTGCCTGCTGGGAGGCGGCGAGGTCGTCATAGGCGACTATCGCGTAGCCGAAGCAATCCGTACCAACATCACGCGCATCGCGTCGCAAACCCGTCCACGGATTGAACAGCCACGCTACGCTTCCGTGATAGATGCGGTACTGGTCTGCGTGCGACGGGTAAGGCTTTTCTGCTCCGGTCGCCGGGTCGTAAATCATCAGATGTTTGCTCATGGCGTTTCTCCATTTTTGGCTGCCTGCTGGGAGGCGGCGATCATGGCGCGGTAGATTCTGGCCGCTGCGTTCTGATCGTTTTCAGTTGAACCGCTAATCCCGTATTGCTTTGCGCAATCAAAGAAGGTTTCGCCACCTACGATATACATTTCTGCGGATATTTCTTCCGCCGCCGCCTCCCGCTTGGCGATGGCCGCCAGAACGACACGGATTGCATCAGACAGCCGGCGCTGCATGTTCGATGTCAGTTCGGTGTTCTCGCCAATCGTTGCGTCAGCAAACTCGTCAGCGTAGGCGCCGAGCAATTCGGTTGCGTCTTTCAGTTCGTCGCTCACGTTGCGTCTCCTTTGGCGAGGATGGCCGAAACCATTGCGTACTCGTCAGATGATTCCATACCAATGTCTTCCAGCAACATTGACACGCGATTAAGCGCATCCCGCGCATCGCCGGCAGTCTCCGTGGCAGGCTGCGCTTTGCTGACCGCATCAATAAACGGCTCAACGTCGTGCCGGTCGCGGCCTTTCAGCGCGCAAGACAGGAAGAACCGCAGGCGCTCTACCGGGTTTTGTTCTTCATCTCCGCCGGCAGCCATGTATGCAGCGATTGCAGGGGCAGGCGGCTGTGCTGGGGCGGCTGCGTAAATAGTGTCGATAACCTCGGACAGTTTTACGTAAGCGAATCGCTGCCCACCTAGCGACTCAAGACGGCTGGGAATATCCCGGATTCGCTTCGCAAGGTCTGTGCGAAACTCCGACAGGTTTGCCGGCACCGCCCGCCGCGCACCTTCCAGCGCGTCGCAGGCTGTGCGGATGGCTTCCGTAACTGTACTCGGCGTCGGCGCTTCTTCCGATTCGTCTCCGCAGCGCCATGCGTTGAACGCGCGCAAATACGCAATCGCTTCGTCTTCCGTCATCTTCTGGGTAGTCATGGCTTCTGCTCCTGCTGGCATGTCCTAATACGCATCTGGCTTGATGAAAGAATCTCGCCACTTGCGTCGGTGATTGTTACTGTGCCTTCGGTGAATATCGGATAAGGACAAGGCTCTCCCATCCAGTTCAACACCGCGTAGCACATGCCAAAAACAGCGGCGAATGTGGACCCCATAATTACCATCCCGACGCTGATTTTCATTTCTTGCCACCGTTCAAGTAGTTGACTCTTGCCGCCGCATCACTGCGTTTCGCATGGTCACTGTCACCCTGCCACTCTCCTGACGGATCGTAAAATCCAACAGTGAAAACCCCCGGCTCTGTTTCGATATAAACCCAGCACGTCATTACGTCTCTCATGGCTTCTGCTCCAAGTTCGGGCGGGCGATTACCTCACGCGTTTCAAACTGCGGAAGGTGTGGGTTTTCGGAATTAAACTTTTTGCACTCATCTACCGTGCATTGGCTGGCTTGGTTCCATGTGCCAATACCTCCAAGCCGGTACTGAAATCCTGCCGATGGCGCATCCGCCACCAGCGCCTTAACCCGAGCGATTTCCGCCTGCGACTCGCCCCACAGCGTTGACAGCCTGTTGCGTTCCGCCGTCAGGGTTGCGACTTGGGCGCGGAGGGGTCGGAGAGACTCAAACAGTCGGCAAATTGCGTTGTATGGCACGGTTCCGTCAGGACGCTCGCACCACTTCGCCATGCGTTCGTAGTCTGCATCGGTAAAGTCGCTCATGCGAATAACTCCATCTGTTCCTGTTTCTGTTCGATCAATTCCAGGGGCTTCCTTCCGCGACGACGCGCCCACATGACCAGCGTCTTGTAGAACGGCATCCCGCGCTGCTTGAACACGCGGGCCTGCGTCATCAGCACCTTGCGGTAGTGGATGTCGGAAGAGGTCACGCCACCACCTTCTGCCCGTTCGCCACCTTCATCCGGTGGATCTCCTCCCGGTCAACGCTCACATGGCGCGGCGCATCAATGCCGATCTTGTACTGGTTGCCGCGAACGCCGAGCAGCGTGATAACGATGTCGTCGCCGATTCGGATTTGCTGGCCTTCTTTTCTGGTGAGGATTAACAATTCCATTCTCCTTGTGGTTCGCAGTTAAAACTGTGCGCTCATCGGTGAAAGCACGCCGATCCAGCCGTCTCCGCGCAAGGCAAGCAATTCCGAGTCGCCAAGCGCCATTGGAGAAATCTCCGCGCCTTCCGGAAACTTCGATAGTTCGGCGGAGCTGGCTCCCCACGCTCCAATCAAACCAGGAACCGTAATCGGAATCGCCTTTCTGCCAGAACCGGAACACCTAAAACACTCGCGCCCCTCTGGATCGTCCTGGCCGCATGGTCGAATATCAGTCTCACCTTCACCGTCACACTCTTTACATGTGTAGACGTGGTGGCCGTGGTCAAAATCTCCCGCGCCGTCGCAATCACCGCACTCGGAAACGGCCACATAGCCAAGGCCGCCGCAGTGCGTGCATGGGTCAAGTTCCGGGATTACCAAGGATGCAACCGGAATCCACTGTTTTGCGTTTTCGTGACCCGAGAGCAACTTGCATATGGTGGCGTCTACCTTTTCCGGGGCAGCCATCAACGCCGACGCATCTCCATCAAAGCGGTCAACGCAAACCAGTTTCACGCCGCACGTTGCCACCACCCGACCGTCTGCCAGTCGCAGCGGAGCGCGGCAGTACGGGCGCACATCGTGCTTACAGATAATCTTTCCAAGGTCGATCATGTGAACCTCCTGTTTTGGTATCGCATTCGTGAATGGTGGCCGGTTACGTCTCCGGCGCTGTCCATCAGCCGTTTGTGCTGGTATGTCACCCTTCCAAATGCGCCCGCCGTAGCAGGCGCACCGTGTTACTTGTTGTGCGTTCCTTCGACGCCACGGGCCATCCGCTGCTGCGTGCGGTGATGCAGCCAATGCTGGGCCTCTTCCAGTTTCGTCAGCGCCAGCGCGTTTTCACGGCAAGCAAACTGGCCGCACTGGAGCCCGCGCAGACGGTCGCAACAAATCGCAATCAGAACTTCCTGCGTCAGACCGTTCACGCCGGACTCGGCAATCGGGCCATTCTGGAAACTGATGCGGGTGTGGCTGCCATCCGGCAGTCGTACCTCGTACTCGTGGCAAGCGCCGCCAGCGCCCGGCTCGTCAATGACGGCTACCGTGATCTGGTCGTTTGCCGGGTTGACCTTGTGGTCAGTAATCAATCGCATATCACACACCTCCCTTCACGCGCATGACGTATGCGCACCGTTACTTGATCTCTACCCGCTGCTTGCGCTTGATCGTGCCGAGCCGATTGATTCGCGGGTCGCCCTTCACGAACCTGTAAGGCTCGGCCCTGCGCGGGTCGTCGCTGGTGAACGGACGACCCTTAACCGCAGACGACTTGATGCCCAGGAAATAGGCCCGGTTCCAGACCTGTCTCTTGTCGATGCCGAGCGCATCAGCGACATACTTGCCGCCTCGTTCTGCGTAGTTCTCGCGCAGGAATCTGTCGGCGGGGCACTTCCAGATGTAGGGCTTCATGCTCCGTGTGCCTCCAGAATGCGCTGCACCGCTTCGGCATAAAACGCCTTTGCCGCTGTACACTTTTCGACGATCTTTGCCTCGGCAGCGGCGTCACGCTTGTACCGGATCGACGTGACGCGCATGTGCTTTGGGATATGGTCAACCTGATGCAGTTCAACCTGTTCATGCCGAATCAGTTCTTCTGGCGTCGATACCATGCAGTACGCGACTTCCCATTCCGGAACGTCCCACAGGCGCATGTAGCCACGGCACTGCCATTCGTATTCCTTGTCGTGGCAATCCTCGGTAACGACCGGAAAGGTAGCCAGCGACCAAGGGCACTTCACGTCGATGCCACGCACTCCTGGAATGATCAGGTCACATTCGCCCGTGATGTAGTCATCTTCGCGGCGCTCGGTGTTCTTGATCAGGCTGGTAAAGTTCACGTCGTTGTACAGGGTGATTCCGCCGTCCTCGACGACGGTTCCCTTTTCCAAGTACTTCGACGTGATGTGTTCCTGATAGCCGTAGACGCCCTGCTTTGCGAGGTTGAGCAGGTACGTCTGCGCGCCTACTGACAAAACCTCCGACTTCGACTTCGGCTCGGTCATGATCTTGCCGAGCGATGAGCAGCGGATCAGCAGGTTCATTCCGCAACCTCCGCAGCAGGCGGCTCACTGACGCGGGCAATCTGTTCCTCGGTCAGCGCGTAGTCGGCCAGCAACTTGTCGCGGCTGAACGTGCCGGCGTTGACTGCGGCGAGGGCTTTCTCAAAGCGTTCCGGTGACAGTGCTTCCTTGTCCGCAGGCGTGTCACGGATGACCGTGGCTGCGCCCATGTCACGCGGTTCAATGTCCTGCGCTTCCTCGGTGACAAGCATTCCGCCGATGGCCGCAGGGAACGCAGCGCGGACGCCTTCCGCAATGCAGCGGGCGCGAAGCATGGCGCGGGGATAGTTCTTCCAGTTGTCCTTGTTCGTCAGACCAATGCGCTTGGCCTGATCAATCGTCCAAGCAATGCGCGCAATGCCCTGCGGATGCGAGAATGTCGCCTCTGCCTTGGTATCGGACAGTTCGTGCCATTCAACGCGGCCACCGGCCTGCTGGAAGCGCGCCAGTACGCTGTGCGTCTTGCGGGCTGCGCGACCCTGGATAATGTCGTAGTCCTGCACAATCGTGGCAGGGTGCTGGCCTTCTGCCTGCGCTACCATCATCAGCGCCAGTGCTTCGTCGGGCGTCTTAACGCCAAACAGTTTCGACTTCACCATGGAATGCGCCATTCGTTCCATCGTGTCAAACGTCGCAAGTTCGTTGATCATTTCGTCTCTCCATTAACAACAGTTTCAATCGACCCGTCCGGCCTTTCCCTCGGGTCTGCCGACATGATCATCAGCGTCAGCAGGATTGCGATGCCGGCGACGATGCGCTCGGTTGTGAGGCAGAGGGTCATGGTCAGTACCTGATCGACACAGCAGGAACCTTGCCCTGCGCAATCAAAGTGACGACAGCGTTGATGGATTCCAGCGGGATCAGTGCTTGCTCGGTCATTTCGATTGCTCCATTTTTGATTTTGTAAGGCGGACGGTTATGCAGATTTCTTGCAGTGCTCTGCGAAAAGTTCAGCGGCCAGTTCTGCGGCCAGTTCTGCGGCTTGCTTGCGCAGTTCAATGACCATCAGGTGAGCGCCTTCCGCCTGATCTTTCAGCATGGTGCTGACGATGGCGTCACTGATTGGCGACTCGTTGAAGCGGGTTTTCACATCGGCCAGCGTGTAGTTGCGCTCGCGGTAGCGGTAGCCGCCAAGCCATTGCGCGGGAACGGTGACGGTCTGGTTGCCCAGCAGCGCGGCTGCGATGGATTGCGCTGATGCGTACATGTGGATGTTCACAGCCCACGCTCCAGCATGCGCTGCTCGGCGCGATCCGCTGCCACTTCGTTCGCAGCATCGCGGCGGCACTCTTTGACGTACTCGACTGCGCCGGCTTCGAGCTGCTTGCGTGCCCACTCGGTCAGGTCGTCAATGCGGCATTCACCCTTTGCATCGCGCACCTGACGAATCTCGACATCGCCCTCGAACGAATCGACATGAACCAGAACGCTGACAGGCGTTTCTTCGTCATCGCCAAGGTCAACGATGGATTCCATCCACTGCTCGGATGTGCCAGCGGCAGGACGACGCCAGCCGTAGGCGTGAAGGGGAAGGATTGCGGGCTTGTCCATGATGTTGCTCCATTGTGTAGCTTGCTTCCGAGTCGCCATAGTATGCCAACTGTCGTCCGTTGCAAGTACTATCTAATACCGTCCGTCGGCTGACGTTTGGATTATTTCTGCCGAGGCGCGTATCTTCACCCTACCGAAAGGAGGGTTCCGCAATGAAGAAACAGAAACGATACACCGGGGATGCGCCAAACCTTGTCGCAGCGTTGAACGAAATCATCGGCCACGGCGTCAAGCGCGCCACGATTGCCGAGGAGATTGGCGTTGATACCGATTCGATCAGCCGCTACCTGGATGGCTCCCGCTCGCGTATTCCGTGGGTGACAGGCTGGAACATCATGCGGATGCGTGAGAGGGTGTGCCGGTGATTGCGGCGCGGATGCGGCTGTGAGATGATTGGCGTGCCGAGTCTGACTGTGGGGTCAGGATGACTCGGCTAGGGTGTTTGCACATGCGCTGTCTGCTATCCGTAATCCTCCCCGCAATGGGAACGTCAGCGGATAACCAGAACCCCCAGCGCAGGTGCAAGCATCCTAAAACATGACGTTTTGAGGATAGAAAATGGCACGAATCCGATCTATAAAACCAGAGTTTCCACAGTCCGAAAGCATGGGCCGCGTGAGCCGTGACGCTCGCCTGCTTTTCATCATGCTATGGACGATTGCCGATGATGCCGGGAGGCTTCGCGGTAATTCGCGAATGCTCGCGAGCCTTCTATTTCCCTATGACGACGACGCGAAGCGGCTGATTGATGGCTGGATGGAAGAGTTGTCGTCGCAGGGTTGTCTTGCCGTCTACATGGTCGGTAATGACACCTATGTGGAAATCTGTAACTGGTTGAATCACCAGAAGATTGACAAGCCTAGCCGATCCAAAATACCTGCTTTTCTCGAATCCTCGCGAAGGTTCGCGAAGGTTCGCGAAGGTTCGTCGGAGGATCAAAGGATAGGATCAGAGGATCAAGGAGAGGATCAAGGAGGGGATCAGGGAAAGGATCATGATGCTCCGGCAGAAGCCGTCGCCACTGCGATGGCTAACCTATTTTTGTTTGGGTTTTGCCCGCCAATGAAGCCTAAAAAAACACGGAAGGCTGCATGGGTAACCGCCGAACACATGACAAGCACGCTGGCCGGACTGACTGAACCGGTCGCCACTGGTTACCTCGCGTTCAGGCGAAGCAAGGGCGCCGCCCTGACCGACCTTGCTTGGAAGTCCATAGCGGCGGAGGTGGTTAAGTCTGGAATGTCGCCAGACTCCGCGCTGCCGTACGCAATGAACCGTGGATGGCAGGGGTTTGATTCGACGTGGATACCGCGTGCCGGCCAGCCAAGCAACGGCGGAAAGCCCAGCAAGCACGACCTGTCACAGATGGACTACAGCAAGGGAGCAGACGCAGATGGAAAGTTCTAACCAACAGGCTGTAAACGATTTCATGGACTCCGCGTTTGGCAAGGAGATCGAGGTTACCGGAACGTGCGAGACGCACGGCAACTGGGCCACGATTGTGCGCGAGAAGCAAACGTCTGGCCGGAGCTGCCCACACTGCGCAGCCGAAAAGAAGTCCGCCAAGGAGCGCAAGGAAGCCGACGACAAGGCCGCTGCTGCAGCCAAGCGCCGCACTGACGACCTGATCGAGTGCGGGGTAAGCCTGCGCCACATGGACAAGACCTTTGACGCATACATCGCGCAGAACCAGGAACAGGTGAACGCGCTGGCCAAGGCAAGGTCACTTGTTGAGTCGGTAGCCAAAGACCCGCGCAAGGTGCCGTCGCTGATCATGTGCGGCAAGCCGGGCACTGGAAAGACTCACCTTGCTTGCGCAATCGCCATTGCCGCCTACGACGCCGGGGTTACTGTTTGCCGGGAGTCAGTCGCGGGGATCATTCGGGAGTTCAAGGACTCATGGCGCAAGGAAAGCGAGTTCGACGAAATGAAACTGCTCCGGTTCTACGGGACAGTGAAACTGCTGATCATCGAGGAAATTGGCGTTCAGTTCGGCAGCGATACTGAACGCATGTACTTGTTCGAGGTCATCAACCGCCGGTATGAAAACTGTCTGCCGACCGTTCTGGTGTCGAACCTTGACCCCGACAAGCTTGCCGCCGAGGTGGGCGAGCGGGTCATGGATCGGCTGCGCGAAGATGGCGGCAGGCTGATCCGTTTCACGGGCGAGTCGTGGAGGAAGCAATGACCTACGCCGAAATCATCCTGCACGAAATCTACCACGGCAGGAACACTATCCGGGCCATTAGTGAATCGCAGCGTACGATGATGCTGCACGACATTCGCTCCGCCATTGCCAGGATGCTCTACGCCGGCCAGATCGTCACGACGGCACGGGGAAAGTACGCCATACCTGACGACCGGCCTGTACGCCGGCAGCTCAAGGCGATGCGCAAGCAGATCAAGCTCCGCGTCGAGCGCCTGATAAAAAACGAGTGCGGGGTAGGTTTTTCGCTTGATAGTGGTTGCTCACTAACGAAATTGGCGGATAACGTCTCTGGATTAATGGCCGATACCGAGGTGAAGAATGGATAACGTATTTGTGTGGCGACTGGATGACGTTTTGTTTCTTGGCTTTCTTTGCCTGCTTGCCATTCTGTTCATCCCTGCGTGGCTACACGACAAATACGCTGGATGGAAAAAGCGCCGCAAAGCAACCGACACAAAAGGGGTGAAGAAATGATGTCTCAAGCATGGGTGACACTTGCAGTTAATTCAGGGTCTTTCGACAGCCAAGACTTTATTGGCCGTGATTCCGAAAGCGATAAGCGCGATGCGTGGACGCTCCGCTATGTGGCGCGGTTCGTTGAAAAAGGCATTCCGCTCCAGTTTGCAATCGAAACCTACAGCAACGGTGAGCACGACTACAGCGATGACCCGGAATCTGCCGCTGACGACGAGATGAGTTATTGGGACAACGACGAGGAACCTGGCTGATGACAACCGACATCAAAGGGGGCCGCAGCAATGATTGACCGCCGCCACTCCCTTTACTACCAGCGCCGCGTCTTCAATCGCGTCAAGACGATGCGACCGCCCGGCGACTACCTGTTACGGATGTACGCAGAGACGACCGGCGCTAAACTGGTCGTTTCAGTTGGGCGTGTGCCGCTGGACTCTTTACGCATGGTTGAGGGAGGCTAGGAAGTCATGAGTTGCGACCTGTGCGAAAAAGATTCCGGCGAATACGATCTTCGCAAGTTGTGCTGCGCTGCCCGGTTTGCCGACAAGTCAACCCGAGACGATGCGGCTAGGCTTGTCTCGCAACTGTCAGTCAAGTACGGCCACAATGCCGACGACCTGCGCAACGGGATAGCGCACATCCGCAGGGAGCGCCGGAAGCCTAGCGGGGAGCCTGCGCGGTGATGGAACCACTGACGCCAGAAGAATTAGACGCCTGCGTGGAAATTACGGAGCGACTTGTCGCGCTGCGGCAAAACAAGTGCCAGCACCTTGCCGTTGAGAATATCGGGCCGCAAATGTTTGCGGAGACGGTTGTCAGGTTGATGACGGAAAAGCGCCGCGCAATCTTGATCGAAAGAAGGCGCGAGGCCACACGGTGAAGGCCCGCAAGGAAGTTATGGGCAACGGAGGAATGCGCAATGCCCTGCGCTGGGCCGAGGAATGCCTAGGCCGCATTCTGGCAACGGGAAGCACCGGCAGACTGATCGTTGAGTCGTTCGACGGCCCTACGGACGAAATGCGCGGCAAGTTGCACGCGATGATAGGCGACCTGACGAAGCACTCGACGACGTTCAGGGGTGCTACGTTGGGAACCAGTAAGGGCCAGGTATTCGATTCGTGGAAGGCCATTCTTGTCAGCGCGGCCATGCAAGACCGTTTTGTGCCCGGCTATCACGGCGGGCTGATCAGCGTTCGGCCATCGTCGGAGAATCTTCGCAAGGCGCAATACTGCGATGCGATAGAGGCCGCGTATCAGATTGGCGCGGAGTTGGGCGTGGTGTGGTCTGACGAAAAGGAGCCGGCGTGATTCCGTGGAAGCCCAAGCACCGGAACTGCAAGGCGTGCCAGACGCGATTCCTGGCGCATCGTGAGTTTGAGTGGTGGTGCAGCCCCGAGTGCGGCACGACGCTGGCGCTGGCGAAGATGGACAAGGCGCGGCAGGCAAAGGACAAGCAAGCCCGCAAGGATCTCCGGAAGGACAAGGAAGCCGTCAAGACGCTGCCGGAGCTGCGCAGAGAGGCGCAAGCAGCCTGCAACGCCTACATTCGTGAGCGCGACAAGGGTAAGCCGTGCATATCGTGCGGAAGGCCAGACGACGGCACGCACCAGCGCCACGCCGGCCACTGGAAGACGGTGAAGGCCAGGCCCGACATTCGCTACGACGAAAGCAATCTGCACGGCTGCTGTATGCAATGTAACGTCTACGGCGGCGGCGGCCTGCACGAAGGCTACCTGCCCGAACTAATCCGCAGGGTAGGCCAATCCGAGGTAGACCGCCTGCAAGTGACCACTGTCCGTAAGTACAGCCGCGAAGAACTGGAAGCGATCAAGGCGCATTACCGGGCGGAGACGAATAGACTGCGCGCCTGCCGTTTGTCGGGTTCTAGTTGAGGGTAACGGGGTGAGGGATTAGAGTTCTCACATAGGCAGCAAGTTGCTGCTAACGACCGGGAGAGATGAGATGCACGTCAAAGTAGAAGACCTGAAAATAGGAGTTAAGATCATTGCAGTCATTGGCTGCTCTCAATTCCCGGCATATGTTTGCCAAGTAAAACAAGGCAAAGTGATGGTTTCCAAACAGAAAGGCGACACCCTTCCGACAATGTCGCAGTCTTTTTACTCTTCTGATTTTGAAGACTTGCGCAACCGGGTAGAGCTGGCATGAGGGACGACCAGATAGAAGAGGTCAAGCAATACCTTCTTTCGGAAGAACAGGACGGCGCTCTTGATGCCATCATCGAACTTGAAAGAAGGCTTGCAAATCTGCACAGCCATATCAAGTGGCCAGATAGGTTTGTTTTTACAAATCCAGCAGAGAACTTTTTGCAGTTCCAATGCCAAGTTAAAGCGTGTGAGGTGCCTGCGGAATTAACAAAGCATCCGGACACAATGGCGAGCCAACAATTTGTTGACGGATGGAACGCTTGCCGGGACGCCATGCTTGCCGTCAGCGTTCAATCAAAGAACTGAAAACAGCCTAACCACCCCGCCCGGCCAACCAGCCGGGCAACACCTAATCGGCAGACACATGCCGGACAACGGGAGAAATAGAATGGCACTTATCAACGCTTACGAAATCGCAAAGAATTGGGAAAAAATAAACGGGTGGAGCGTGTCGCCCGGAGTGTCGTGGTGCGCGAAAGGCAATCACGTTTGTATCGGTGAGGGGGCCAAGGTCGGTGCGCGGGCCAAGGTCGGTGAGTGGGCCAAGGTCGGTGAGGGGGCCACGTTTATTGCAGACCTCGGCTGCCCGCAGAACACCTATCGCGTGTGTCTTGTCACCGTCGATGATGTTGCGCAGGTTCACGCCGGCTGCCGTAAACTCTCGCTTTCCGCCGCAAAGGATCACTGGATGAAGCATAGCCAGCCACGCGCTGAATATGTGGCCTGCGTCGCGTATGCCAAAGAGTTGTGCAAGATGAAGAAAATCCGCATTACGCCGAATAAGAAAGCGGGTGCGAAATGAACCTTTCAGACTCACACGTTTACCGCGCCATTAGTGGCGGCGTATGGGAGCGCACCGACGCAATCGGCTGGTATCGCATGTCGGACGATGAATACACCGCCTGCCAGTGCCGAGTGCCGCCGGGCGTGACGCACCGGGAGGACTTGCGCGACGGTCAGCCGTTGGTGCTGGCGATGGCTGCGGTGATCGTATCGGTGCTGCTGATTGCGCTGTGGGCATGGGGGATGCAATGAGCGCAATGATCAAGAAGCCCGTCGCAGAACTGGAAGGCGCGCAGTTGGATTGGGCCGTGGCGAAGGCTCTTGGCCACAAAATAACGGAACGTGACTGGTCAACACAGGACTTTTCGACAGACTGGTCAAGGGGCGGCCCGATCATCGAGCGCGAAAGAATCAAGATTGAGTTTGATTGCGGGGAGTGGGCTGCCATTCTGTTTGATGACGACGCGGGCGAAGAAAGCCCGGCGTGGAAGCGCGGCCAAACCCCGCTTATCGCAGCCATGCGCGCCTTCGTTGCCAGCAAACTCGGTGACGAAGTGGAGGTGCCGGCATGAAAACCACTATCATCCTAGCGGCCCTCACCCTCACCGGCTGCGCTACCAACTACCAGCAGGCCATCGACAAGGCCCAAGACGCCAAGTACAACCGCTGCGTGGACAAGATTCACGCCATGCAGAAGGACGGCCAGCGGATAAACTGGAACCTGGAAGTCGAAGCCTGCATGGGCCGGAAGGACGACACCTACATGACGTACCAGAGCCAGCGGGCGACGAAACTGCCGCCCCGGGTGGAGTGGGAGGCAAAGTAGACACGCGCCCGACAACCCGCTAAAATCAAGCCTCGCCAGCCCAACAGCACAACCTACCGCGAGAGCTGTTCGCGGCTGGCAACTCACAGGAGAACGGTCATGTCATTTGAGCGCGAAAAGGAAAAGGGCAAGCGGCCTCCGGTAAGCCCGAGCCGCCCCGACAAGGGTTAACTTGGATACCCCAGCCGCAGGTGGGGCAAATAACAGCGGCAGTGTGCGAGCGATTGGCGGGTGAAATCCCCGCCATACCTATAAACGCTGCGCACACCGGATAGGCCACGCTACGGCTAGATGAGTCGAATCGTCGAACCTGACGCCGGCAGGAGCAGTACCGGCAACAATTCAGAAATCAGCCCAGCGAGGCGGTTATGTTCGGACACAAGGCAAGACAGTTTGCGGAGTTTGAGGCGAGGCAGCAGCCGGAGCCTGTCTACGAATACACCCGCACCGGCACACGCCGCCATGCCAGCCAGCAAGACTATTACTGGACGCTCCGCGCCAAACGCATAGTTGAGCAATGGCAGAAAGACAAGCAATTCAACGTCAAGAGCCTTGCCCGCTTCCGTGGATACGCCTACAAGGGCGTGGCGTGACCCCCTACCAAGCCGCCAGCCAAGCCGCCGCCCTTATCCGGTCAGGATGCACTGACCTTGTACAGTACGACCGTCTGATAGCCAAGTTCCCCAAGATCAACTACCTCAAGGCCGCCAAGGGTGAGGCCGCTTTCAAGGCTGGGGACGTTAAGACCGGCCTGTCACTGTGCAAGTACCGATGGGCACTGTCGGGAATGGTCAAGGCCGACATTACCTGCCCTGAATGGGACGGCAAGGAAGACTGCCACCTGATCGTGATATGTGAGCAGGGGTTGGGGGAACAAATCCTGCTGTCCTGCATGTTCGGCAAGATCAAGCCGGCCACTATCGCCACTGACGAACGCCTGATACCTTTGTTCGCCAGATCGTTCCCGAATCACCAGTTCGTCCCACTTGCCGAAGTCCGCCAGCACCAGACAAAGCACTCCCGCCACATCTACACGATGGACTTGGCCGTCACCTACCTTGGCGACGGCAACCCATCACCGTGGCTGATACCCGACACCTCCAAGCGCCAAGCCTACCAAGACGGCCTGATGAACACGTTTGGCCACACAACGAACGTAGGCCTATCCTGGCGCTCACACAACACGGCATGGGGCGGTGACAAGTCGATAGACCGGGAAAGCCTGCTGCCCCTTGTCCGTGATCCACGGATAGCGGCCATCAGCCTACAGTACGGCTACGACCAGACCGACGCCGTGTTCTGGTCAATCAACGGGCAGAACGTCCACGCCCTTGCAGGACTCGACACGTCCAACGACCTTGACGGCGTGGCCTCACTGATGGACGCCCTAGACGTAGTTGTTACCTGTAGTAACACGGTAGCCCACATCGCCGCAGCAATCGGCAAGCCCGTCCTGCTGATCATCCCGACCGAGTTCAACCTGTGGTATTGGGGAAAGGAAGACAGAACCCCTTGGTATCCGTCCGTGCGCATAATTCGACAGCCGGACTATTCCACACTGGCCGATACTGTTATAACATTGAGTCATAAGCAGCCGGCGCAGTAGTCGGTTAGTAACCACCTAGCAGGGCGGTGCATGGCCTCTACCAAGATGAAGTCCCGCGACGAAAGAGCCGCCGAACGTAGGGAAGACCTACGGGCGCGTATTGGCGCGTCTAACCTTTTGACCGACATTGAAAAGGTTGAGGATGACGTAAAGGCTATAGCAGCCGGCCCGGTTATAACTGAAAGTTATGACGAAGACGCCAAAGAGGTAGCCACCAAGACGTGGCTTGCAACCTCCCCGATCAAGATTCAGGCCGCCAAGGTGCTGCTTGACAGCAAATACAAGCGACTCGCAAAGGTCTTGCCAGACCTGAAGGCGGTTGAACTTTCCCAAGACCCTGACAATCCGGTGTTCACCGATGAGCGAACCTTGGACGCGTATCTTGAGCGCGCTGCCAACCTTATCGCTGGCGCAGAAGTCCGAGTTGCTTCCGCTGTTACAGGCAAAGGTAAGGTTCATTGAACGCAACCGCCTGCGGTACTACGCCCCGTATGACAAGCAACGAGCCTTCCATGCGGACGGGTCGGATAAGCGCGAACGGGCGTTTCTCGCAGCCAACCAGGTGGGGAAAACGATTGCAGGCGGGGCTGAAACAGCCTTCCACCTCACCGGCCTGTATCCTGATTGGTGGACTGGCCGGCGCTTCGACAAGCCCGTCCGCTGCATGGCTGGATCGGAGTCTGCCGAACTTACACGGAAAGGGGTGCAGCGCATCCTGCTTGGCCCGCCGGAAGACCGCAACGCATGGGGAACCGGCTTCATCCCGGGTGACTGCATTGTCTCGCACAGTATGCGTCAGGGAGTGGCGGACGCCGTGGCAAGCCTCACGGTCAAGCATGTATCGGGTGGTAACTCGGTAATGCAGTTCGCATCCTATGACCAAGGACGGTCGAAGTGGCAGGCTGATACGCTGGATTGGGTCTGGTTCGACGAAGAGCCGCCGCCGGATGTGTACACGGAAGGCCTGACCCGTACCAACGCGACCCGTGGTGCCGTGATCGGTACGTTCACCCCGCTCAAGGGCATGTCTACGGTGGTGATGCGGTTCCTGCACGAACCCCACGCTGACCGTGGCGTTACCTTTATGACCATTGACGACGTAGGCCACCTGTCTGCCGAGGATAAGGAGCGCATCGTCGCGTCCTACCCTCCGCATGAACTTGAGGCACGAACCAAGGGCATTCCGATGCTCGGGAGTGGGCGTATCTTCCCCGTCACAGAAGAATCAATCCGGCTGGATGGCTTCGTCCTTCAACCGCACTGGCCCCGCATCGCCGGGATGGACTTTGGCTGGGACCACCCAACCGCTGCTGTATGGATGGCATGGGATCGGGACACCGACACCGTGTACATATACGACACCTATCGCCAGAAGGAAGTCACGCCGGCCATTGTGTCCAGTGCCATGCGAAAGCGCGGTGACTGGATTCCGGTAGCATGGCCGCACGATGGATTGCAGCATGACAAGGGGTCGGGCAAGCAGTTGGCCCAGCAGTATCGGGAAGAGGGCATTGACCTGCTGTTCAAGCAAGCCATGTTTGAGGATGGCAGCAACGGCGTAGAAGCCGGCCTGATGATGATGCTTGACCGCATGAAAACCGGCAGGCTAAAAGTCGCCGCGCACCTATCCGACTGGTGGGAAGAGTTCCGCATGTACCACCGCGAAGACGGCAAGGTAGTCAAAGAGCGTGACGACCTTATGGCGGCCACCCGCTACGGCCTGATGATGCTCCGCTATGCCGTACTTCACCCGAACGCCGTCGAGGACTTCGACGCCAGCAACCGCCAGTATCGTGACGAGGATTTGTGATGAACCCGACCAACCCAGGCGCAGTACCAGACCGCTACACCGTTCCCGACGTATCGGCGGATGATGTCATCGACGTTGACAGTGCTGACACCGAAGCCGAGTTCGCGGAACCCGCGCCGGACATGGGTCTGCCGGGAACGATGAACCGCCTGATGCAGTTCATCCAGTCGGAGAACATTGCCACGCTGCTGCCTGACGATGTGCTTGAGGAAATCGGCAAGCGCGTCACTGACGACTACGACCTTGACAAGGACTCATGCTCCGACTGGTACGAAGTCAACGAAAAGGCGCTGGCATTGGCCAAGCAGGAAGGGGTACACAAGTCCTTCCCGTGGGAGGGGGCCGCCAACGTGGTCGTCCCGATTATCACGTCCGCATCCATCGCCTACGGTGCCCGCGTGCTGCCCGAGATTATCCGGCAGGGCGGCGTGGCCAATACCCGCATTCTTGGCAAGATGACCGACGCGAAGAAAGACCGCGCCGAACGGGTCAAGAACCACCTTGACTACCAACTGCTGTTCCAGATGAAGGAATGGCGGCGCGATACCGACAAACTTCTGTCGGTCTATTCTGTGTCGGGTGTCGCCTATCGGAAGGTCTGCTACGACCCGATCAAGGGCCGCAACGTGTCCATGTTACTGACGCCTGCCGAGGTCGTGGTAAACAACGGTATCACGTCGCTTGAGTCCGCTCGCCGTATCAGTCATGTCATGGAGATGTTCGGCAACGACGTTGAGTCGAAGAAACGCGCCGGACTGTATCGTGACGTGGAACTGCACGTTGACCCGAGTGCCGGACTGGAAGACGCCAAACAGCCAGACGATGATCCGGCGTACAAGATTCTCGAACAGCACCGCTGGCTTGACCTTGATGACGACGGCTACGAAGAACCGTACATTGTCACCGTCGAAAAGGAGTCCGCGCAGGTTCTGCGCATCGTTGCCCGCTATGACGAGCGGGACGTAACGCACAAGGACGACGGAACGGTAGTTGCCATCGCTGCCCGCAGTTACTTCGTCGACTACCACTTTGTTCCGTCCTTTGATGGCACTTTCCTGTCGTATGGCTTCGGGGCGTTGCTTGGCAACCTGAACCGCGCAGCCAATAGCGTCCTTAACGCGCTGCTGAACGCCGGCATGTTGAGCAACACGCAAGGGGGCTTTCTCGCCAAGGGATTCCGAATGCAGGGCGGCAATAAGCCACTGGCTGCCGGCGAGTGGCGCAAGACGGAAGTGCCTGCGGACATCCTGCAAAACTCCCTTCTTCCTATTCCGGCCAAGGAGCCGTCTGCCGTACTCGGTGCGCTGCTGGATAAGCTGATCGAAATGGCGCAGGCCATCGTATCGGTACAGTCCATCGGCCTTGATCAAATGCCTGCCAACGCAGCGGCATCGTCTGTCCTGTCAGTTATTGAGCAGCAGTCCAAGGTGTTTAACGCCACGTTCCTGCGGTTCTATCACTCTCTGTCCGATGAGCTTGTCCTGTACGGCGACCTGAACGCGCGTTACCTGAAGGACGATGAATACTTCCGCATCAATGACAGCGAGGGGAACATTAGCCGCGACGACTATGCGTCAAGCGACTTCGACATCATCCCGGTAGCCGACCCGACCATCACGACCCAAGCGCAGCGCATGGCGATTGCCAACACGACGTTTGAGGTTGCCAAGGCTGTTCCAGGATCGAACCTTGTCGAGGCGGGCCGCAACGTGCTGAAGGCCATCGGTGCCCCGGACATTGACCAGATCATCGCGCCGAGCGGGGCCGACACTGTGCCGCCAGAAGTTCAGCAGCAAATGCAGGCATTGCAGCAGCAGGCGCAGCAGGCCACGCAGTTGGCGCAGCAGATGGGCGACGAACTGAAGGCCGTCAATCAGTTGCTGATCAACAAGGACAAGGAAAATGCAATCCGTGCATATGAGGCCATCACCAAGGGTGAGGTCGGGCAGTCGCAGATTGTGAAGAATCTAGCCGATGCGCAAGCAAAGGGAGATAGCGCGGCAGTGGCTGCGTTTCAGGCTCAACTGGCAGCAGTTGGGCAATTAGGTAAATCGTTAGAGGCGACTATCAATGCAGCAAACAATAACACCGGAGACGGTGGCGGAATGGCTGGACAACCCGGTGACGCGCTTGCACCGAGAGCGGCTGGAAATTGAGCGGTCTGACTTGATCAATGACGCAGCCTTGCGCGGTGTTGTTGGCGGGTCGTTGACTGCCGAGGAAGTCGGGATGCGGACGATTGGCCATGTGAACAAGGCCGATGGTATCGCCACCGCCTACGACCGCGAGGATATGTATTCCTGGTTGCTGGAGGCCGTCCATGACTGACCTGACCAAAGCCGACTTGGAAGGCAAGACCTTCCGCGCCACACTGAACCGCGTGCATGTCCGCATGGTGAAGATGGACGACATGACCAAGGGCGGGATTGCATTGCCGCCCGGTGTCGCCAACAAGGAAAAGATGGCCTGTGACGCTGGTGTGGTCATGGACATGGGCGCTGACGCCTACGCTGACTATGCCGACAATCGCATCAAGGTCGGGTCTGTCGTCCTGTTCGCCAAGTATGCCGGCGCGATTGTTCCGGGCACCGAGGATCGTGAGCGGATCATCAACGACACAGACGTTTACGGGCTTGCCGATGAGGTGACCAATGGCTGACGAACTTGACGAAATGGCGCTAGAGTCGCAGTTGGACACACTGGCCCGCAACATTGCCACTGGTGAAGTTGAGCCTGAACCGAAGCCAGCCGAACCTGCTGCCGAGCTGGTCGAAGAGTTCGAGGAAGAGGCCGCCCCGGTCGTTGAAGACGATGCCGAGGAGGCCCGCGCCCGTGCTGACGGCCATGTGTCATACGACGAATGGGTGCAGTCCGGCAAAGACCCTCGCGCATGGCGACCTGCTGCGGAATACAACCGTCGCGGCGACATGCTCAAGACGCCCAAGCCGGAACTGATCGACAAGGTTGAAAGCCTGCTGAAGATGCAGGAAAAGCAACTGGAACTGGCTCGCGAGTCGCACCGGATAGCGCAGGAAGAAAAGCAGGCCGCTTACCTTCGCGGCAAGCAGGAGGCAATCGAGCAGGCGCGGCAGGATCAGGAACAGGCCTTTGCCGTGGGTGACCGGAAGGCGCATCAGGAAGCATTGCAGCGTGAGCAGGAAGCCGTGGCCGACATTCAGGCGACACAGCAGCGCCAGCCCGCCGCCGTAGACCCGGAACTGGTCGCATGGCAAGAGGGTGCCAAGTGGTTCACCGAAGGGTTTGACGCCAACAATCAGCCGAAAACGCCAGAAGTTGAGGCGTTTATGGACTACCAGCGGTCATTCATGCTGGCCAATCCATCGGCCAAGGTCGTTGACTCGGTGAAGTTTGCCGAGGCCAAGGTCAAGCGCCTGATGCCTGACGCATTCAAGCCCAAGACGCCACGCGCCACAGCTCCGGCAGTCGATACCGCCCCGAGGGTGGCCCGCTCCGGCGCTGACCCGCTGGCGAAATACTCGGTAGCAGAGCGCCAAGTGATCCGTGAAGCGGCCAAGGCGTTTGGCAAGTCCACAACCGAATACCTGAAAATGATCGAGGGTTAAGAACATGACACAAGAAATCATCGGCAATCCAGAAGCGACCGAAGCCAATCGTCCGATGGGCCGCCCGAAGCGTGAGCCGACTCCGGTTGGCATGGCCAGCCCGCTGACGGCTGCGAAGCCAGGCGCAAAGCAGCGCAAGCGTGTAGGCGAGGCAGCGCGTCAAATCCTCCCCGATACCCGCAACATGGATCAGAACTACATCTACCGTGTAGTGAACGAGGGGCAAAATGGTGTCGGCATTCAGGGCCTGCTTGACAGGGGCTATGAAATCGTGAATGCTGACGGGAGTCTAGTGACGGAAGAGGCTGGCAAAGCTGCCAGTCTGACGACACAAGTCCAGATCGTTGCGAACGCAAGTTCGGGCGAAAAGGGCGTCCTCATGCGAATCCATAAGGATTATCACGCAGAGGATCAGGCCGACAAACAGCGCGTTGTCGACAAGACCGAGACGATGATGAATCTGGTGTCCAAAGACCTCAAGGGCCAATACGCCCCGAGGGACGAAAACGGGCAGCAGGTCGGAATCCGCATCGGACGTTGACACCACTAACCTGTTTGGAGGCCTCAAATGGCTAACCCGGATACCCCCTATGGCTTGCAGCCGACGAACCGCAACGGCGGTGAGTATGACGGCCAAGTCAACGTGTACTACGTCCCGGCGACCGATGGCACTGCCATCGCTGTCGGTGACCCCGTAACCCTTGCTGGCTCCGCAGACGCCGACGGTGTTCCTACCGTCAAGCGCCTGACTGCCGGTTCCACGTCTGCCAGCGCCGCCAACATCCCTGTAGGGATTGTTGTTGGCTTTGCCGTTGACCCGCAAAACCTGAATGTGCCGAGCTACCGTGCCGCGTCTTCGTCCGCCTATTTGGTGGTCGCTGACGACCCGAACCTGTTCTTCGCTGTTCAGGAAGACTCGGTTGGCGGCGCACTTGCGGCTACCAACGTCGGCCAGCGCATCAACTTCATCATGGGCACCCCGTCGGCAACGACCGGCCTGTCCAACGTGGAGATTGATTCCAGCACGGCTGCCGCTACCGCAGACCTTCAGGCGCAGATCATTCGCTTGCTCCCGGTGCCGAACAACGTCATCGGAACGAACGCGAAGTGGATTTGCAAGTTCAACGCCCACCTCTATGCAGGCAGCGCCTTTGGCGCGGCTGGCGTTTAAGGAGTAAGCAGACATGGCAGGTGTAATTACTACTGGCAGTTTTGCCAAACTCATGCGGCCAGGCCTCAAAGGCCTGTTTCAGCTTTCCTACTCGCGTTACGACCAGTGGAAGGACTTGTATCCCAACAAGACCACTTCCGACAAGGGCTACGAGGAATATGCCGGCTTCCAGGGCCTCGGCTATGCAGCCATCAAGCCGGAAGGCTCGCCGGTTGTGTACTCGACCATGCAGCAGGGCTACATCCCGCGTTTGACCAACGTGGCGATCAGCCTCGGCTACATCATCACGAAGGAAGCCCGCGACGACAACCAGTACATGCAGTCCGCCAAGGCAATGGCCAAGGCGCTCGGCGTGTCGTTCGGCCAGACCAAGGAAGTGCTTGGCGCAAACGTGTACAACCGTGCATTTGACTCCAACTACGTCTACTGGGACGGCGTGGAAATGTGCTCGACTGCTCACGTTACCAAGTCCGGCGCGACCTTCTCCAACAAGTTGGCAACCGATGCCGACCTGTCGGAAGCGGCCATCGAGCAAGCGACCATCGACATCGCCAACCTGATCGACGAAAACGGCCTCCGCATCAACGTGAAGCCGCAGAAGTTGATCGTTGCCAACGGTAACCAGTTCGAGGCGACTCGCATTCTGAAGTCCAACTATCAGACGAGCACCGCCAACAACGACGTAAACGCCGTGGTCAACATGGGTGTGCTGCCGAAGGGCTGGGCACTGAACAACTACCTGACGGACACCGGCGCTCACGGCGCATGGTTCATCCTGACGGACGTTGATCAGGGTCTGACCTATCAGGAGCGTCAGGCAATCGACTTTACGGACGATAACGAGTTCGACACCGAGAACGCCAAGTTCAAGGGATACGAGCGTTATGTGTTCGCGCCGATTGACGTTCGCGGTATCTTCGGCTCGCAAGGCGCTTAACGGGTAAAACCTCGGACACGCGGGGGTAAAACCCCGCGTTGCTGACAACGCAACGTGAATTGAGGTGTTTTGATATGGGTACTCCCACTCGCTATCCTTCTGGCGTTACCAACGTCGCCAAAGCGTCCGACTTGGGCATGTTTACTGCCCCCGATCCGACCAAGAATCATGTTTACTTCAACGACTTCGACACCTACGTCGCGGGCGATTGGACTGTTACGTCCGCTGGCACGGTATCTGCCGCCGCTATTGCTGACGTTGACGGTGGTGCCATCACGCTGACCACCGATGCCGGTGCTTCCGACAACGTGTTCCTGGACAAGAAAGGCGAGTCTTTCCTGTTCGCGGCTGGCAAGCCTATCTGGTTCAAGACCCGGCTGAAGGTTTCCAACGCAACGTCCAGCACGTTTGTTGCCGGACTGCAAATCACCGACACCAGCCCGCTGGCGGTGAGCGACGGCGTGTTCTTCATCAAGGCTGGCGGCTCCACTACGGTGCAGATGCTGGTTGAGAAGAACGGCACCGCGACTACGGTATCGGCTGCCACGATGGTTGACGACACGTTCATCACGCTGGGCTTCTACTACAACGGTGTTGATGGCATTTCGTACTTCGCTGACGGTGTGCAAATCGGCACCGCCGCTGTGACGAATCTGCCGGATGACGAACTGCTGACCGTGAGCCTTGGTGTTCAGAACACGACCACCTCGGCGCGCGTGCTGACCGTGGACTACGTTCTGGCCGCCAAAGCGCGCTAATCGCATGGGGCGGCAACGCCCCTTCTGTTCTGGAGGGATAAACCATGCGACCAGCACGTTTTACAGTCACCCCGAGCGTAGACAGTGACGGCCTTGCGGCTGCGCAGTCTGTGTCGGCGGCTGGCTATCTGACGCTGAACGGCGCGATGATTTCCAATGGCAAGTGGTCTACCACCGGCCAAGGGTTTCAGGTCGCCATCACGTCTGTCGGTGCTGATACCGGCGTGACGTTCACGGTGTACGGCAAGGACGTAGACGGCAAGACGGTGATGGACAGTGTGACGGGTGCCAGCGCGAGTGCTGCGACTGTTTCGACGTACTTCCGTGAGGTGACTGGCATTTATGCCTCCACTGCGTCTGCCGCGACGGTAACTGCCGGCTTCCTTGGCGGTGCTTCGACGCCTACCTATGTCGTCAACTACAAGATGCCGAGCTTCGCAGCATCTCTTGCGGTGGATGTCACAGGGACAATCAACGGGACTGTCCAGGACACGTTCGATAACGTGTTTGAGGCTGGATGGCTGGCTGATACGGGTGTGTGGCGTAACCACGACGACACCGACATGGTAGGCTTCACGGCTAACCAGAACAGCAACTATGCGTTCCCGCCTGTCGCTTGCCGGACTATCGTCAACTCGGCATCCAGCGCATCGGCGGTGACGTTTACGGTTATTGTTCCGGCGTAAGCCATGAGCAAGCATCGCCCGCCCAAGTTCAAGGACGGAGAGCATTTGATGCTCTGCGACTTGTCTGGGCGGTCGTGCTACTCATCCGATATGCGCAGAATGTGGAACGGCCTGATGGTTCACAAGGACTATTGGGAGCCGCGCAACCCGCAAGACTTCATTTACGCAATCCGCGACCAAGTGGCACCGCCTGTCGTCCGCCCTGATACGGACGGTGACGTAGTGATAGACACGGTAACGCTTGCCGACCTGAACAATATGCAGTGAGTCCGGGGTAAAGCATGACCGTAGGAACAACCTCCGACTTCAACCTTGGCCGCAACGAGATTATCACCGAGGCGCTGCGCGAGTTGCGCGTCATCGGGGCTAATCAAACAACGGCCACGGGTAACCAGATTGCGCTGTGCAGCACCCGACTGAACCTGATGCTGCGCGCATGGCAGGCAGACGGACTGCATGTGTGGACTGAACACACGGGCGTGCTGTTCCAGACCACGAACCAGGCGCAGTACAACACCGACACGGATCGGCTGTGCGACATTGACGACCTTGTGATTACGTCGCTTGGCGCTGCCGAGGCTGCCGGACAGACGGTTATCACGGTGGCAGACTCGACTGATATGACCGCTGCTGACGAAATCGGCATTCTTCTGGATGACCAGACGATGCAGTGGACGACCATCGTGACGGTGGACTCGCCTACGCAGGTCACCATTGCCGACGCGCTCACCGACGACGCCGCATCGGGCAACAACGTCTACGCATTCACGACGCGGCTTGGCAAGATCGTCAAGATTCACGACGACATTCGTGTGCGTAACATGACGACCGGAACCAGCACGCAGTACAACGAAACGCCAATCTTCCTATTCAGCCGGCAGGAATACAACATCCTGTCCAATAAGACGAACACCGGCTTGACTTCGCAGGTGTACTTTCAGCCGCTTCGTGACAAGTCATCCTTCTACCTGTGGCCTGTGCCGGCGAACGAAATCAACCTTGTCCTGTTCACCTACGACCGCAACCTGCTGGACTTCGACACGCCGACCAACTTCGCAGACGCGCCGGCTGAATGGACACGGACGTTTGTCATGTGTCTGGCTGCCGAGGTGGGCAACCTGTTCGGCGTCCCGCAGGATCGGCTGGCAGACATTGTAGGTCGCGCCAACTCCATGCGCGAAAACCTACTTGGCTGGGATAACGACCAGTACAGCATCCGCATCCAGCCAGACTACCGGACGGGGTATCCTTTTGGGTAACCAGAATGTTCCTTTCCCGTTCCTTGGCGGGGCGAATCGTACCCGTTCGGCTGCTGCTGATGCGCAGACGACGGTAAACCTGTACCCCGAGATTGACCCCGAGTCGCGTGGCAAAGGGGTGCTGTACGGCGTGCCCGGTCTGACGCAGTTTGCCGACACCGGCACCGCAATATGCCGTGGCTCGCACGTCATGGCGGGTATTGCTTACTTCGTCAACGGCTCGACGCTGTATCAGGTACTATCCAACGGCACTGCTGGTGCATTAGGCTCAATCGGCGGCACCGGCCCCGTGAGTATGGCCGACAACGGCACACAAATGCTGATCGTGAACGGCTCGCAGGGGTACGTTTACACGACTGGCCTCGGCCTGCAAACGATCACAGACCCCGACTTTCTGCCGTCTTACACCTGTGCGTACATCGCCGGCTACTTCATTGTCGCGCAAGTAGGTTCTGGTACTTGGGGAGTCTCCGCGCTGGATGACGCGATGTCATGGGATGCCATCAACCGAGGCGTTGCCGAGTCTTCGCCCGATGGTATTCAGGCCATCGCCCGCTTCAACGGGGAAATCCACATCCTCGGCGAGAGTAGCCGCGAAGTCTGGTACAACGCTGCCAATCCGACGGCCAACCCGTTCAGCCCAAACCAAGGCGCTGCGATTGACCGTGGCTGCATTGCGAAATACTCGGTAGCAACTGACCTGACCGCCCTGTACTGGCTTG